GATGGATTAGAATTACTCTAGCTAACGAGGCGGATAATCGAAATGCTTCTTCTAAAATGCGTGAAGGCTGGGAACCTGTGAAACATTCAGAGCACCCAGAAATAAATTTACCGGTAAGCTCCAATGGCAACTTTAAAGATGCCGTAGAAGTTGGTGGCTTACTACTTTGTAAAATGCCACAAGAAATGGTAGATCAGAGAAACGAGTACTACAAGAAAAAAGCAGAAGGTCAGGCAGAGGCTGTTGATAATAGCTTCTTAAAAGAAAATGACCCACGTATGCCTCTATTCTCCGATAAAAAGTCTACTAAGTCTTTTGGCAAAGGTTAAAATCTTTAAGGAGATGATATTATGGCAACTACAGCCGCACCTTACGGTCTAAAACCCGTTAATTTGATTGGTGGTCAGCCTTATGCTGGTTCTACTCGTCAAATCAAAATTGCGTCTGCTTATAATACGAACATCTTTAATGGTTCAGTTGTACAAATTGAATCAGACGGTACAGTCGGTCTAGTTGGTGAAACTGGCGCAGCTGCGGATCAATTCCCAGCAGGCGTGGTCGGTGTATTCGTTGGATGTTCTTATACAGACCCAGGAACTAAACAAAAATTATTCAAACAGTATTGGCCAGCTGGTACAGTGGCATCTGATGCTGTTGCTTATGTTGTTGATGACAAAGATTGCTTATTTCAAGCACAAGCAGATGGCGCATTAGCTCAAACTACTTTGGGTAACAATGTCCACTTTGTAGCTGCTCAAACAGGCGATACTGTTACAGGTAATTCTACAACAGCTTTGGACGCTTCCGAAGCAGCAACTACGAACACATTTGCGTTCCGTATTGTTGATTTCGTTGAAAGCACAACTTCAACCGTAGGTGATGCAAAGACTGACGTTCTCGTTAAGTTCAATGCAGGCGTTCACTCATACGAAAAAGCTTTAGGCGCATAAGGAGAATAAATTATGGCAATTTCAAGAGCTCAGTTATTAAAAGAGTTGCTCCCAGGTCTTAACGCTTTATTCGGTATGGAATACCAGCGTTATGGTGAAGAGCACAAAGAAATCTACGAAACAGAATCTTCAGAACGTTCTTTTGAAGAGGAAACAAAACTATCAGGCTTCGCAGCTGCCCCTAACAAGGCTGAAGGTGCTGCAATTGCGTATGACAACGCACAAGAAGCTTGGACAGCAAGATATAACCACGAAACAATCGCTTTAGGCTTCTCATTAACTGAAGAAGCAGTAGAAGATAACTTGTATGACACTTTATCTGCTCGTTACACTAAAGCATTAGCACGTGCTATGTCTTACACAAAACAAGTTAAAGCTGCTAACGTTTTAAACAACGGCTTTGACGGTACTAACTACCCAGGCGGTGATAACAAAGCATTATTTGCTACAGATCACCCATTGGTAAACGGTGGCACAAACAGCAACACTCAAGCAGTAGCTGCTGATTTAAACGAAACTTCATTAGAAAACGCAGTTATTCAGTTAGCTGGTTGGACAGATGAAAGAGGTTTATTAATTGCTGCTAAACCACGTAAGTTAGTTATTCCACCAGCACTACAGTTTGTGGCTACTCGTTTATTAGAAACTGACCAAAGAGTTGGTACTGCTGATAACGATACAAACGCGTTACGTAGCAACGGTGCGATCCCAGAAGGATACACAGTAAATCACTTCTTAACAGATACTGATGCATACTTCTTAACTACAGATGTACCAAATGGTATGAAACACTTCGAGCGTACAGCATTGACAACATCTATGGATGGTGACTTTGACACAGGTAACGTACGTTACAAAGCTCGTGAGCGTTACTCATTTGGTTGGTCAGATCCCCTCGGTATGTGGGGCTCACAAGGTGCTTAGTTTTCATAGTTTCTAAGTACTTTCCTCCTAAGACCCAGTTTCGGCTGGGTCTTTTTTTATGTTTTTCTCATGGTTTTCCTGATGGTAAATGTTTGAAGTAAGGGCATAATTCACTTATCAGCTTATGCTGAAATTTAAATAGAAGGAGATTCATTATGTGGACAACACCATCAGCAACAGAAATGAGATTTGGTTTTGAAGTAACAATGTATGTATGTAACAAGTAATCTTCTTACCTAGGTTCGCGAACGAGGGGCTATATAGCCCCTTTTTTGTTGTATAATAGAAGTAAATGGAGTATCATTTAAATATCTGGGAACATCCAGCTTATCAGACTGCCCCAGCAGACGCATACACGACGGATAAGCTTAACTTTGTATGGAGAAATCTAAATGGCAACAACAACCTTTTCAGGTCCAGTCAATGCTGACAATGGATTTGTATCAAAAGCTCAAACAGGTGCTGCAGCAGCTTTAGGCAGTGCTACTAATGCATTAAATACAACAAATAAAGTAGCTGGTCTTCAAGTGACAGACTTAGATGATGGCTTAATTTACACAGCTTCAGGTAGTGGCGCTACTGATGTATGGTATGGTTCAGACGGTACATCTTCAGTAACACCATCATAATAGGAGATAGCTATGGCTTCAGATGTAAAAGCAACTAACTTTGTTGCCGCATCATCTCCAGGTACAGCAGTGAATCACAGAGCTCGTGTCAGAAGCATTAACTATGTATCTTCTGCTACAGCAGGTTCTATTGTCTTAAAAAATGGCTCTACAGGCGACACACTATTAACAGTGGTTACACCAGCAGGTATTGGTGGACACGACGTAGTGATTCCTGACCAAGGAGTTCTTTTTGCAGACGAAGTTTACTGCACATTAACCAACGTCACATCTGTGACTATCTTCCATAGTTAATATGGAAAACGAGCCTAAAGAAACTGTTCCTTGCCCTGACAAAGAATGTCAGAAGAAATGGTTTGAGGCTTTAGGAGATTGTGTTTAATGGCAACGACTAAAAAGAAAAAAGGCATGGGAATCAAAACTTCTGTAAAGTCGGGCAACTTTCGTCCGACTAAGCAGGGTGCGGGTATGACTAAGAAAGGTGTCAAAGCCTATCGCAAAGCTAACCCAGGTTCTAAACTAAAAACAGCAGTTACGGGTAAAGTCAAGAAAGGTTCTAAAGATGCTAAGAGACGTAAGTCATTCTGTGCAAGAAGTGCAGGGCAGATGAAAGACTTTCCTAAAGCAGCTAAAGACCCTAACTCGAGGCTACGTCAAGCGCGTAGAAGATGGAAATGTTAACAAAGGTAATGAACCATATGGATGAATCAACAAAACACGCAGTAGACGCAGCATCGGTATTCACGGCAGTAGGTTCAGTCCTAGCTTGGTTACCGGCGATAGCGGCTTTATTTACAATCATCTGGACGGGTATTAGGATTTACGAAACTAAAACTGTCCAAGCTTGGTTAAAACAACGTAAGATAAATAAAAAAATAGATGCCACCAAAGAGTAAAAAACAAAAAAGGTTTATGGAAGCAGTAGCTAATAATCCTAAGTTTGCAAAGAAAGTAGGTGTACCTACAAAAGTAGGTAAAGAATTTACAAAGAAACCAAAGTCCAAAAGGAGAAAATGATGGGCGACGAAAAGAAAAAAGTAATTAAACCTGAAGACGAAAAAAAGCGTATTAAGGACATGGCTAAAGAAGCTCGTATGAAAAAAATTCTTACTGAAGATATAGAGACGTTCGGACCTAAAGAAGAATCTAAACCTATGAAATCTATGAAACCAGGAGTTGGAAGGGTTAAAGAACCAGGACCTATGAGCGGAAATATGCTTAAGGAAAAGAAAAAAGCTGGCGGTAAGATCGGTATGGGTATGACTAAAAATAATTATAAAAAAGGGGGCAAAGTTTCATCTTGCTCTAAACGTGCAGATGGCTGTGCTAAACGTGGTAAAACTAAAGGACGTATGGTTTAAGGAGAATATTATGGCTGGATGCGGTTCAAGAAAAAAAGCAATGGGTGGCAAAATTAAAATGGCTGGAGGCGGAGGTTTAAAAGCTATAGATGCAGATAAAAATCCTGGACTAGCTAAACTACCTGAAGATGTACGTAATGATATGGGATACCTAAAAAAAGGTGGTAAAGTTAAAAAGAAAGCTCCTAAAGGTAAGCATTACATGCCAGACGGTAAACTTATGAAAGATTCAGATCATAAGAAAAAGAAATCTAAAAAGAAAATGGCATACGGTGGCGGAGTCAAAAAAATGAAAAACGGCGGTAAAATTGATGGATGTGCAATGCGAGGTAAAACTAGAGGTCGCAACGTATGATGAAATGTCGCGGCATGGGCAAAGCGATGAAGCCCGTGGCTTTGAAAAAAGGTGGTAGTGTGAAAGACGCATGCTACCGCAAAGTAAAAGCTCAGTATAAAGTTTTTCCTAGTGCATATGCTTCAGGCGCTATTGCTAAATGCAGGAAGAATAAAGGTAAATAATGGCAGTCCGAAAGACAGCTAAAGGCGCTGCACTAAAACGCTGGTTCAAAGAAGATTGGAAAGATGTTAGAACCGGCAAAGCATGTGGCAGAAAGAAAGGAGAATCTCGTGGAACTCCCTATTGCAGACCTAGTAAAAGAGTGTCTAGCAAAACTCCTAAGACATCAGGAGAAATGACAGCATCTGAGAAGAAGTCAAGAATATCTCAGAAGAAAAGTTTGGGACAACCAGCAGGTAAACCACGTAGAGTTGCTCCACTAAAACGTAGAAGGAAGAAAGCATAATGGCTACATCAGGAACAGCAACATTTAATATGGACTTAAATCAAATAGTCGAAGAGGCGTTTGAGAGATGCGGTGCTGAACTACGTACAGGATATGATTTAAGAACTGCAAGACGTAGTTTAAACTTACTTACTGCAGAATGGGCAAATAGAGGAATTAACCTTTGGACTATTGAAGAAGGTAATGTATCTTTAACAAGTGGAACTATTAACTATAATCTTCCAGCTGATACAATAGATTTAATTGAACAAGTGATTAGAACAGGTACAGGACAGAATCAACAAGATATTAACATAACAAGAATATCTGCTCCTACATACGGTACCATACCTAATAAAAATGCAACAGGTAGACCAATACAAGTTTGGATAAATAGACAAGCAAGTCAACCACAGATTAACGTATGGCCTGCACCTGATACAAATAATTACACATTTGTTTATTGGAGACTGAAGCGAATTGAGGACGCAGGGAACGGCGTTAATACTCAAGATATACCATTTAGATTCTTGCCTTGTTTAGTAGCAGGTTTAGCTTTTTATTTAAGTATGAAATTACCTGGTGCTGATATGAGAACACAGATGTTAAAAAATGAATATGAAGAACAATGGATGTTAGCTTCAACTGAAGATAGAGAAAAAGCCGATTTAAGACTTGCACCCCGTCGGCAGTATTTATAAGGAAACGCTATGGGACGAAAGTATACGTCTGGTAAACATGCCATAGCAGAATGTGATAGATGTGGTTTTCAAT